CAAGCAAACAACTACCTTCGCGAACAAGGGTATACCGATATCACCTTACTTGCAGGATCCGATCGCGCAGACAGCTTTGGACCGGATGCACCTATGTGGGAGTCTGGAAAAAAACACGACATTCCTCCACCCAAGTTCAAAGCCTTGACTCGAACCGAAGGAACGGGTGCAACTGCAATGTCAGGGACAAAAGCTCGTAAACTTGCACGTGATGGAGACTATGAAGGGTTTGCGAATGCGGTTCGTGTAGGGTCTATAGACGATGCGGCTATCCGCAAGCTCTATACCGCAATTCGTAAGACAAAAGGTGGAAGGACCCGAAGGATTAAGAGGAACAAGGCATCAAGCAAAGCTTTATATCGCCGAGGTTCGCGATCACGTATCGTATCATCAAAAACCAGTCATTTTTCATACTGATTTCAAGGTTGTTTGAGAGATTGGTACACTTTGTGAACAACAATAAGTGAGGTAAACTGAAAGTTCCAGAGACGATCTCATCGGAATCCTTTTTCGTTATGTTGATCTCAGATGCAGAATCACCCATGGTCACTGTTTGAGACGCGAACGGACCTTTGCAGGTAAACGTCAAGGTGTTTCCAATGTTTTTGATATCGACTGTCTTTGCAGATAATAAGCTCATATCACGACACGTCTTTTGGAAATCCAAGGAAGGCATCGTAATTCGTGTAGGAAACTCTGTGTCTGGCATCGTCATATCCGAATCGTCTCGATCCAATAAGTTCAACTTGTATCGAACTCTTCGCTTCTTCTCTCCATTCTCCAAGGTGATCGTCAAATGGTTGCTTTCAGACTTGGAGACACTGAACGTGATAATATCATCATTCGTTACTGTTTTGACAACTCGATAAAAGTGATCCGTGTTCAATCCTACATCCAATCGTGGAGTTGTATGATTGTACTCGTAATGTTCGAACTTGGCTGCATGAAGTCTCATATGGGTCAATACGGTTCGCGTATTGTCCATCGCAATCATTCGGATGCCATCCTTATCAAAGACCAAGCTCATCTCCACGAGCATCGACTTCAGTCCTTCGGCTAGAGTACGTATCGGTGCGGTTTGAACGGTTTTTGCGACTACTAGATCGTCGGACATTTTGTTTATCCCTTCGGCGCGTCCTTAACTTCTTTTTACGCGTTCCGCCCTTGAGATTGACAAGTCCATCTTTCTTCAGTTCACCCTTGATCCTTTCAATATTGCTTAGCTTGCGTTCTGGAACAGGAGGTGGCGCAACTACTGGTTCAGGTGTAGATTCAATAGGTGGTGCGACTACAGTTTCAGGTGGAGGTTCTACGAGTGGTGTAACTACAGGTTCAGGCGGAGTTTCTACAACTGGTGCAACTGTTGGTGCAGGTTCAACCACGGGTTCAACCACGGGTTCAACCACGGGTTCAACCACGGGTTCAGCCGCTGGTTTACCTCGAGTTGTCATTTTCTTCCACCAATCTTTGAGTGGTGTAGTTGACCCAGGTGTAATCTGTTTGAATGCATCATCAAAGTATTTGCGCAATGTCTCAAGTGATTGAGTTGTAGCGCTTTCAAGCTTAATCAAGATCGTAATTAAACGCGGACGACTAATTGCTTTAGGAACTGAGTCTAAAATTGCTCCAGCTTGAGTGAGATCTGGAGTCTTAGAGATTTCAACCTGAACAGGTGGAACAGCCGTAGGTTCAACCACAGGTTCAGCTACAGGTTCAACCACAGGTTCAGCCACAGGTTCAGCCACAGGCTCAGATGCAGGTTCAGTCACAGGCTCAGTCGGAGTTTCAGCTACGGGTGCACCAGGCTCAGGTGTAGATTCTATGTCTTCAATCTCTTTCACTGCCTCTTCTTGTGTACCACCCTTCTTCGGAACACCGAGTTGCTGTTTTACAATGTCAATGACTTGAACGATCTGTTGAGGTGTAGCAAGTCTAAATCGGATTTCACTGGATTCGTATTCTGCAAGTCGCTTGAGAAGTGCATCTCGTTCAGACTTGAAATCTGGACACGGTGCAGAACGAGGATTTCTAGCTCGTTCAGCTTCAAGACGGCTTCGTACCGCAGCTTCTACTTTCAATTGATCGGATGGAGAGAGTTCACCACGTGTTGAACCGTATCCAGCTACACCTGCAATCGCAGCAAGAACTCCAAGTGAAATAGTCGCAGGTTCAACTCCACCTGTTTTGCTTCCACGACGACGTCGCCCCATTGCTTTAACCATACAAACGATTTGCGTGGAGCCCAACCAATGCGAGTAAACTAAAGAACACGATCAGTATGAAAAAGAAGCCAAACATATACGCAGAAAAGAGGAGCAAATAGCTGAGAAATCCATCCGAAAACTTGGCAGCCAAGTAGGGAAGTCCGCTAGGTAGGAGAAACAACACGATCATACAAAGAAATAGAAGACCCACAAACAACCCTGCCGCGGCAATCCACACCTTTTCACCTGGGACGGTTACGCCCATCACAGTGACCGGTCTCTTGGTTTCTTCGATCTTCTTGTTTGAATCGTATGCAGCATTGGTAGCCATTACTTCAAGATGGGAAACAATCTTGACGTGTACGGATAGAAGACGAGTGAAAGCAAGACGATCAAAACGATGATATCAAATGCTGCAACAATCTTCTTGTATTTGATAGGCAACGGAGGGTATTCAGGAGGCACTCCACCGTAGGGTTTGAACCAGCCAATCAGGGCTCCGAAGAAGGTAGGTCCAAGCTTATCGTTACAATCGTAAATGTAGTCATACCATGCCATCAAGACATAGGCAGTCATTGCAAGAATAAATGCAAACACTGCTTCGTGTTGCCACGCCTTCTGATGAGGCATGAAATACACCGCAAGGACAAATGCCGAAAACACGATGCATTTCTCATTGAGGTAAAGTGGTGTTCCAAACAGAGCCAATCCCATTATTGTATGTAGAGAAGTTTACATGACTTCATCACTATCGCCGCCCTTCTTACTCTTCTTCACTAATCCAAACTTGCCCTTGCGTGTCTTGAATCCAAGTTTAACCAATCGGTTCTCCTTCTTGGCCTTCATGGACTTCTTACGCGAGACAATACGTCCTGCCTTGTTGTATTTAAGGTCGCCCTTAGTGAGTCCACCAGGGGTCTTATCGGCTGTGCCGTGCATCACTTGTGCTCGTGAACCAATTGTCATTTCTATTTTAATGATAATTTATTCTTGGATCGGTTGATGAAGTGTGTGAACAATCGAGATTGACTTGGTTGAACTGGTTCAATATATCCAGGTCCTTCAATTCTTCCGCAATAGGTGTCGTTTGACCATGTAAATGGAAACGTTACCAATTCTTCTGGACCTGCTGTATAAGGTATACTTGAATGAGCAAGAAGTGTATGTTTCACACGTGGCCAAATGTATGTGTTCAAGAATGTTTGATCTTTACCTGCATTACCAATAATGAGTTGTTCAGTCTTGTAATGGTTAAAACATAATCCAATAGGAACGTTTGCAGACTTCTTCAATCCCCAAAGTCCTCCAAGCATAGGAATTGTATGCATCATCTGATCGCGAATCGTATGTGCAAGTTTTGGAGAGTTGATAAATTCATTGATTGCCCAACGATCTTTCCAATGGATACGACTGTCTGCATCACGAACCATCATAAGATCAACGTCAGGTTCTTCAATGGCTAAGAACCGGTAAATCATATTGATCGATCCTGTTTCATTGGTATAACGCACTCGTACATCGACTGCAATCAATGTATATATGAACGATTCAGGTACGTCATTACCAATGTAAACGTATACACACCAATCCGGATAATACGTCTTGATCATTCGAATATTCTCCAGAAGCCCAGTGTAATACAATGCATTTGGTGGATTATACAAACAAAATGAGAATGCTTTCATTGTTATTTTGAGACAGATAACAATATAAGAACTATGCAAACTACTGCACTACTCTACTTTCATCAAGGATGGGAGGATATCCTAGTCTGTCTTCCACTCATCAACTATCATGCAAGTCGGTATACATTCTTATACGTGTTGGCTAGACAAGACGCTTGGAACCTTCTTCAGTTTTATATCCGTGGACTCAAGAACGTGAGTATCGTATACGCACCTCTTTCGGAATTGAACGTTCACGGCGTTAAACTTGCAAAGGTAACTGGAGCCACTCAGTTACTTCATGGACAGTTTGATGGTGGTCGTATGCAGCAGTTTTCGGCAGATCATCCTAAGTTAAGGATCGATCAACTCTTTTACGAAGCGTATGGACTTTCATCGCGCCAACGAATTGATAGTTTCTCGTTTTACCGAGATCCAGCAACCGAAGAAGTTGCCTATATCCAACATGTACATACGAGCGAACCCTATATCTGTATACACGATGAACCATTGAACAATAAGTTTGTATGTGAAGGAGGTGAATCCTTTGTAGACTTGTCATCCATCACTTCGAACATGTTTTTTGACGCTATACGAATTCTTCAACACGCAAAGGAAATCCACTTAGTCGATTCAGTTTGGGCATCTGCATGTTTCATGATGGATGCCAAGTATGGACTGTTTCATCAAATCCCAATCCATGTGTATTGCTACGATGAAAGTGAAGGGAAATTTGAAGGATGTCCTCCAAACTGGGTTCTTCATTCTGCAAGCGATTCACGAGCTAAGCGTGATAAGACAAGCGCTGCGTTTGTCTCGTTTGCGAATGGTTTTTATGCAGAACAACAGACTGTACTTGTCTCTTCAATCCGTAGATACAGTCCTGAAATTCCAGTGTTTCCATTCACAACGTTTGAAAGCATGGGAAGTCCACCTCATTCAGAGAACCCTTATGCATTCAAGGTCTATGCAATTCAAAAGGCACGTTCCCTTGGATATACAAAGATTATCTGGTGTGATAGTGTTCTTCGACTTACACAGCCTATTCAGAACTTATTTCCAGAAATCACCAAACATGGAGCCTATTTTCAAGAAGACGGTTGGAACGTAGCACAATGGGCCAATGATCGAGCGTTAACGTATTTCGGAGTCGATCGAACTACGGCTGAATCGATTAGTGCAATCTATGCATGCTTTATGGCATATGACTTTAATGTACCTATTACTGAAGAGTTCTTTCGACGATGGAAAAAGGCATGTGAAGATGGAATCTTTAAAGGTAAATGGAAAAACGAGAACAACTGTGAAAGTAAGGATCCTCGTTGTAGAGGCCATCGACACGATCAGACATGTGCAGAGCTCATTTCCTATCAATTGGGTATACCACGTAGTCCGATGAGAGTTCTACCTGGCACGCCTCGTTCCGAAAGATATTTTACAACGTGGAAACATTTATAATAGAATGATCTCAGGTAGAGGATTTGCAGATAAGTGTTCATGGGTTCAGGATCCACGATACCCTGAAAAGAGAGAGTTCTATTATCAACTCGCTAAGGATGGAGACTGGGTGTTTATCAACGGTGATTACATAGATTCATTTATCAAGAAACTACCTACTGTCCGAACCAAACGCTTCACTATCATCGTACATAACTCGGACCGGTCGTTTGGAAAATCGGAACTGGATAAGTTACTTTCAGTTGCCGATCACATCTATGCAATTAATACAATCGTTCACCATCCAAAACTCACTACGATCCCAATTGGTTTCATTGATAAACGTCTCCAAGAGATTGCATCGTTTACGAAGCCAGAGTATGAACGTACGATCGAACTCTATTGTAATTTTAAAGTGGTACATAACGCACCCAAACGACAAGACTGTATGGATGCGTTTAAGAATGATCCACGTGTCGTAGTTCGCACTGAAACTGAGTTTCTACCGTATCTAGATGATTTATGTCGATCGAAGTTTGTACTCTGTCCTGAAGGAACTGGAATTGATACTCATCGTGTCTATGAAGCTCTTCTATGTGGGGCTACACCAGTTGTACTACGCAATTCATTGTCCCATTTGTATGAACGATTACCGGTTTGTATTGTGAACTCATGGAATGATCCCTTTTACGTACCTACTCAACCTTCACGATTTGACATCAATTATTTTTTGAGGTCTATATAATGCGAGTTGAAACTCCGTTATCGATCTATGGAGTCAATGATATTGTGTATAAGAATGGAATCAGTTATGTCATTACGAACTATAACAATCCTGTTGTAGTCGATAACTCTAGTGAAATAGTATGTGAACATAAACATACACGTCTCTACAAGGTTAACGATCGATATGTTACAATTAATGGAACACGTGTTAAGGCAAATGAATACCATGTAAACACTTGTAAATTGGCATTAACCACAATGGAATGTGCATCTGCCAAATGGATTACGAAGTGGTGTGCATATCATCAACATATAGGAGCTGATTTCTTCTTGATCTACGATAACAACAGTACAGATGAAGAGTTTGAACTGATTGTAGAAGCTACTCGATCATTTCCAGGAATTCTCTTTCGATGGACCTTTCCCTATACGTACGGTGGTTCCCCACAACCCGAACAACAAACCCATGCAATCTGTATTTCTAAACACAGTGTTCAACGACTAGCCATGTTGGATTTAGACGAATACATTGTCATTGAAAAGGGAACGTTAGACCAACTTATTACTCCACCCTTAGTGTATATCTTCTGGTTATGGGTGGGTGAAGGAGGTATTGATTCGTCAGACCCACGAGACTATACTCGCACAAAGCGAAATAAAGAAGGTTCATATTTTTGCAAAGCGATTTGTGATCCACTGCGATCTGAACTAGGACTTATTCATAACGCACTTTGTCCTGGAATTACAGGTGTCCGTTCAGAAACAGCATCACTCTATCATTTCAGAGGGTTAACCAATTCGACATTGAGAAAATGTGATATGGAAAATCATACAAACTGTCTATATTGTGAAGTTGAAAACACGACACTCGTTCAAAGATGGCCTAGAAATATCAGCTAACCTATACAAATGACTTATCATGGCGTCGCATATTCTACAACCGAAACCATAAAAAACACCCAATACTACACAGATCAGGTCGTTCAAGCCCAAATTCCAGGTATCTTCGTAGAATGCGGAGTGGCTGCAGGTGCGCAAATTGCAGCGATGCAAGAACGATTGATTGCATCTAGGGAATCGAGATGGATTTATGGGTTTGATTCGTTCGAGGGAATCCCACTTGCGTCCGAGGAAGACGATGAACAACCTGGGTTACCAAACATGCCTCGTGTGAAATATACTGATAAACGTGAACTACTCAAGAGTTCAGGTGTCACAGTATGTAGTAAAGAGGAAGTTCGTAGAAACCTTAGGCAGTGGTTTCCTAACAACGATGAAAAAATCATTCTCGTAAAGGGATGGTTTCAAGATACATTGGGACCCTATACGTCTGTCATACGCCAAATGGGTGGTATCTCTCTCTTACGTCTTGATGGCGATCTCTACGAGTCAACTAAAGTAAGTTTAGAGCACTTATATCCTCTACTCAATGTAGGAGGTGTTCTCATCATTGATGATTGGAATCTAGGTGGATGTAGGCGCGCATGTCTAGAGTATTTTGAGAAAGTAGATGTTTCACAAGTGGATGCACCGTATGGAACTCTTGCAGATGGACCTGCTTATTTCATAAAGAACTAGGGAAGAATTCTGGAGCAGTAGCTCCTACAGCATTATCATTCATTCGTGAAATATGACAATTGTGGCGATATCCCCAGGTTGGATCACAACTAACGCTTGTTCTCGTAAACCAACGAAGTACAAATGCAATCATTGCATGAACCGATGCATCAAACCATCCATATTTGAGTATACCACCTTCTTGTTCAATAGCGGCTAGATAGCGCTGAACCAGTGGGTTTTTCCAGAGTGCGAGACTTGATAGATGAAAATTGTTATAGGGGACATTATTAGCCCATGTATCCCCTCGCATCAAATAGTTCTCTTTGAGCATTTTCTTCAGAGAGACAAAGTCATGTTCTTTAACACCTTCTTTTCGTAGAAACTCTAACGTGAATTCCCATAGACTATGGTCAGGCATACAAGGTTCTTCATTATAGATTGTTCGGTAGACATAATCATATCTAAGAAGTTCATGAACACGAGTTTCTGTAATATAGGGTTCAATGAAAAGTGAGTCATCATCCAGTCGGATATAGTGGGTATATGCCTGAAGCTGAGGATATGATTGGAAAGGTCCACAAAAGAATCGACACATCATAAGATACCCCTTCCTACGATGTGTGAGTTCATTATAGTGTTCATCGCCTCCTGAAAAATCAATTTGAATATACTCCTTAACAGGAGGAAGCGATGCCATATCTTCTTCGGTATAGTCTTCATGGAAGATGAAGATGTCGGTATTTGGAAAACATTGTTTGGTTCTCTGAAGGGACACTCTAAGCATGTCCATTCGCAATTGTGTGGCATATGTAAATGATCTCGGTGATGCAAGATAGACAATACAGAAGGACATTTATCTTATCTATTGAATTTAATGAGATCGTTCAACTTGAATTTTTTAATACATTGATATAGTTATATGAAGCTTTTTAATACTCGTTCCGACATGGTAAAGGAGTTAGTGATTGAAGGTTCTCGCTGTGCAGAAATTGGAGTATTTGAAGGCGAGTTCTCGTTTCAAATTGAAAAAGTAGTTCAACCATCTCAGTTGTATATGATTGATCTTTTCACAGGCCGGTGTGATTCAGGAAACCAAGATGGAAATAATGTAGTTCATCGTGACATGGAAAGTGTATATAAGTCTCTTCTCAGTTTGACATCTGATAACCAACGCATAAAACTCATGAAAGGACGAAGTACAGACATGCTCGCAACTTTTCGTGATGATTCACTTGATATGGTCTACATTGATGGAGATCATTCATATACAGGATGTATGCAGGATCTAGAGATGGCATATAAAAAAGTTCATTCAGGTGGTTGGATCATGGGACATGACTATGAGATGAATATGGTGAAAGCACGTACACGATACGACTTTGGCGTGAAACAAGCAGTCGATGAATTCTGTCAAAAACGCAATCAGACTATTTATGCAAAAGCACTTGATGGTTGTGTTTCATTTGCAATTCAACTTAACAAGTAGGCATTCATATACTTAAGCATCCGTTGATATTTTGATTTACCACTCCCTGGATCACCTGCGAAATGAACGAGGTGGTTTGGATATGACGTATTGTCTTTTGGAGGAAATGCATAGTTTAAATCTGTCAATAGAGTTCGGTCGGTTTTGTTGTTACGGTTAAAATAGACGTTCATAAACGATTGTTCATAAAAAAACGGTCCTACATGGCTCGTTATACTATACTGAACTTGCATAAAATGATTATTCATTTCAGTGTTTCGTAAGAATGCAAAACACCCTGCGTTGAATACATATATATTATTCAAACCAAAAGACGACAATTCATCCTGAGTATAATTCTTCAACCCCCACATAAGGTTCATATGATCTTCATTCTTATACGTTTCTGTATAAACATATAATACTCCCGACGTAACTATCTTTTCCAATATAGAATTCACATTCATGTGAACTAGAATATCAGAATCTAAAAATAAAATACGATCATAGTCTTCAATCGTTGGGAGCTCAAAGATACGAAGCTTATTCATAGATGCCTGTTCAGGAGTTTTAGAATTCGCACATGAATAGTAAAGAATAGTATCTCCTAGAATCATCTTGCATTGATGTAACATGCCTTCATCACATATCAATGCAATGTCGCCCAAATATCCATACTTTCGCAAGGATTTGATTGATAACTCTAGTACATCTATATACGCTGCATTGAAGCCAATAGTATAATATATCAGATCCTTCATGACTTTATAAAACATTCACAACTGTTTTTGGAATTCTAAACACATCGAATACTCCAAGCAGGATGACACATGCTCAATGGATCCAATGAATAGTCTTCTGGATAAAACTTTACACTCTCTGGCTTGGACAATTTCAAGAATCGACCTACATTCGAAGTGTCGTCAGTCCAACACTCTGTACCCTGTAAACATACACTCAGTCCTACAAGCATTTCTTCAGTTTCAATCTGTTTCTGTTCTTTCGATTTCTCTTCCAACGACTGAATATCATGCCGATGTTCACGCTCTCTAAACATCTTGTTATGATAGGATCCACGTTTCGTAGTGGGAACAATGGTAACAATTCGATTATTAGGTAGTTCCCGTTGAAGTTCTTCAACCACGGTATAGTCATCCGTTTGCACGAAGAATGTAGTCGTTTCAGTATGAGGAATGTGTTTGAGTATATCCTTCACATGAATGTACTTGGCTTCTTCAAAGAGTTTATCACCTCGTCGAACAAACAGTCCAGTAAAGGGACCCAGTGAAGATACGATGGATTCAACTCTAGCCTTAAGAGGATCGCGGAGTACAAACAATTCGCGAACTGCGATCCTATAGTCTTCCAATGGATACTTCCAGTTAGTTGGAACATTCAAGTGTAAGCATCGTAAACGTGATCTAAAGTAATCCTCTTTCAAGTCCAAGGTTGTGAAGTAATCATGCCATCGATTGTAAGGCCAATCTGCATGAGCGATATAGAAGGGAGTATTGGTTTTCTTTGCATGGATGTATGCATTACATAGGAAGAAGAAGACAGAGAAGAATCCACCAACTGCATTCCCTACGCCACCCGTTAAGATGAAGTGAATCATTTGCTACCAAGTCACAACTGTTTTTGGGTTTCCAAACACAGTGGTGGGTTTCCCCTTGTTACTTATTTAGTTAGTTATCACGTTTAGTTGGAGTATGCGAGACCGCCCATGCCTGACATCACACGCAAAACGTTGTAGTTGACTGCATACACGCGGACCTGAGCCGTTCGGCCAGAGCGCACCGTGTTGACAGAGACCGTGAGCTGAAGGGTCGCCTTGTCGATACGGGAGAAGTTGCAGGTGCCTGAAGGCTGGTGCTCCTCTGGCTTGAGTGCAAAGGAATACACGTTGATACCGACCTGAGGGGTTCGGCTGTGGTGCTGGTAAGGCTGAACACGGTCGAAGTATCGTCCCTCACGCTCCGTGAAACGATCTTGTCCGTTGAGCTGGAGCTTGGCAACCTCGACTGGGTTCTTGCCAGAGCATCGAACACCGCTGTCGAGGATAACCTTGGCGAGGAGGTAGTTGGTTGTGTCTGCAAAGACTTCGTCGCCTGCATCGGAGATTGAGTCCAACCAAGAGGCACCGTTGAGGGAAGGACCGACTGCGATACCGACACCTGGGAGGTAAGGACCTGAGGGACCATCACCTGTTGTGGTGGGAACGACAGTGGTAGATGCACCGCCACCGAGGGATCCACGAGCCAACACGTCCATGACGATACCCTCCGTGGTAAAGTCATCTGTGTAGTTGAATGGCTGGCATCCATTGACCTCGTTGATGAAGTTCTGGTTGGGTGTGCAGTCCACGAAGGAGTCTCGTTGAACGACCCAGACAAGCTCCTTGACAGGGTGGTTGAAGTTCAACTGGATCTTGTTGGAAGAGGAGGTGATGGACTCGGCACCTGTGAACTGGAGCTGCTCAATGAGGTACTCGTGTGTCTGCTGGGCAAATCGTCGTCGTTCCTCAGTGTCCAAATACACGTAGTCAATGTAGAGGGAGGCAGCCGTCAAGGACTGGATTGCAGTGGAGGCTGCAGTGGAGCCAATCAACTCATAGTAGCAGCAGTTGATCCATTGCTCGAACTCAACATTGATGCGGACCTCGTGGTACTGGAGGGCAATCAATGGAATAGCAAGACCTGGGTTGCGGCAGAACCAGAACTGGAGAGGGATGTAGAGGGTCTTGGCAGGTGTTCCGGCACGGGGAGCGCAGGAGTTGGTGAGCTCAGCACCGGCGCAAGAAGCATCCAAGGCATAACCCTTACGGTCCTTCATGAGGACGAGATCGTGGGTGTTACCGATCATGTCGTCGAGGGCTGCAATGGTACCTGCATCCTGGGAGAGCTGGGTCCAGATCTGGAGCCAGTCGCCATATTGTCGGTCAATTCGCTGACCTCCAATCTCGAGCTCAATGACCTTGAGCAGTCTGTGACCGATGTAGTTGAGCCATCGGAATCGGTTCAAGTTGGTGGAACCGTTGACGAGGTCAACACCTGGGAGAACCACTTGGACGTATGTGCGGTACATTAGATCTGCATTACGGTTGATCACTGCAGTGACACGCTTGTTGAAGTCAGCCTGGCCGTTGAAGGTAACTTCAATGGATTCCATGGCGAAGTTGGTATGGCGCTTGTAGAGCACCTTCCAGAAAGTGATTTGAGGATTGCCGGAGATGTAAATGTCCTGCGCACCGTAGCTTACAAGTTGTAGAAGACCGCCACCCATGTTGTTGTGTCTCATGGCAAGAAAAAGTTTTTCCACGCAATGACCCCACGACGCGTCTTCATTTCTAGACGAACTTAGTCAAAAAGAGCCTTACCTGTTACGATCAATCATTTACAGATCATAAAAGCAAGAACCCAATGACTGAAGACGGATGGTTGGCATTCAGTGTATGGCTTTCAATTTCACTGTGTGCAATCGCAGGATTTACCTATGGATACTGTAAGCAAATTAACCGAGAACCATCCTTGGAACGATATGCATTGCTTCCAGCTCCTGCATCCACAGTTTCATCGCATACGGTATAGTTTTATTGATGAACTCTGTCTTGTTTCCACAGGTTCCGCACGAGTAGATTGACTCTACTTCGTTCATGATTGCAAGAGTTCCACATGTTTTACAAATGCCTGTAGGGAATGGATCGGACATATCCATCAATCGTTCCTTGGTAAACGCAGCTACACCGTGAGACAGCAAGCAATCACGTTCCATCTCACCTACACGAAGACCGCCATCACGTGCACGTCCTTCGCAGGGTTGTCGTGTAAGACTGACAATCGGTCCCTTACCTCGACTGTGCTTCTTATCAATCACCATGTGCTTCAAGCGTTGATAGAACGTAGGACCCATAAAGATTTCAGCTTGCATCATTTCACCGGTCTGTCCATTGTAGAGGATCTCATTACCATAGGGATGGTAGCCCAAGTCAATCATATGTTTCTTGAGATCTTCAACCTTCAAGTGACTATACGGAGTTCCATCGCCCAACGTTCCTCGTTGAACACCAATCTTTCCAAAGATGTTCTCCATCAACTGTGCAATCGTCATACGAGACGGAACTGCGTGAGGGTTCATAATGAGATCCGGACGTAATCCACTCTCTGTGAACGGCATGTCTTCTTCATTCAGCAACATACCCACAGTCCCCTTCTGTCCGTGCCTAGAACTGAACTTGTCTCCGATCTGAGGAATGCGCTCAGAGACGACGCGCACTTTTACAAACGGATAGCCATCACTGTTCTTGTCTTGCCAGACTCCATCTACACGGCACGGTTCAGTATTCTTGTGTGTAGTGCTTGCATCTCGATAGGCGTATCCAGCTGAGTCGTTGCGAAGATTGACGACTTTTCCAATAATGACGTCATTCTCCTGAAGAGTTGCATTCAAGATTGGAATACCAGAGTCACTCACTCCTGCATACGATGTGTTTTTGTATTTTCGTGTCAAGTGCTTCATTGGTTTCATGAACTTCTCTTCACGTCCAGAGGTGATGTTGCGATGTTCTTCATCCTTGTACATCGTGTAGTAGAGACCTCGCATGAAGCCACGTTGGACGGATGAACGGTTCATAATGATGGAATCCTCTTGGTTGTAGCCTCCATAGCACGCAATCGCAACAATTGCATTCATTCCATACGGCATCTCGTGCATCTTGAGGATATTCATCGAACGTGTCTCAACGATCGGACGTGTCAAGGAACACAAGAGATATCCGTTCTTGTCCAGACGTTTCGCATAGTTTCCAGCATAGACACACATTGCTTGCTTACCCATCGCCGATTGATAGGTGTTTCGTGGAGACTGATTGTGATCCGATAACGGAATGCTACTTGCCATATGACCGATCAACATACTTGGATGGATTTCGTAGTGCGTGTGGTGAGGCGTCATCGATGCAGTATCCAATGCAATTCGTAGCGTTTCCGTCTCGGATGCATCAATGTATTCAATACAGGTCTTCATCCAGGTATTCCAGTCTGCATTACGCTCTGGCCATGCGCAGCCTACCCGGAACACTGGACGGACTAGACGTCCTGCATCGGTTTCAATGACAATGGTGTTCATCAATGTGTACCATGCGATCGAGACATGAGGGTGGATTCGGAACGAGTGCTTTGCAGCACGCAATTGATCCGTCAATCGTTTGGGATCGTGTGTGTATCCAATGATCACTCCGTTGAGTGTCACTGCGGTGCCTTCATAGACTTTTGCAGTGTCCACCCACGTAAGACTTCCTTGATCCTGAAGAAAGTGAAGCAGTGTATTCGAAGGAATGTGTTGACTAATACTCGTCAACAAGCTCATGTTTTTCACGATACCCACCGAATGACCTTCCGGTGTCTCCACTGGACAGACAAAGCCCCACGAGGTTCCGTGGAGTTTACGAGGCGCCAACAACTTGCCTGATTTCTCCACTGGAGTTTGAATACGTCTCAGATGGCTTAAGGTGGCAGTATAGGACATACGTGTCAAGACTTGCGAGACACCTACCTTGGTCGCATTCGATAATGAAGTTGAACTTGAGGTTCCAAGTCCTTGAACGGTAAAGTTTCCTGTTGCCAAGGCCTGTTTCAGTTTGCCTTCAATCGTAGACAACTTCATGATCTTGTAGAGATTGTTGATGTTGAGGATTTCCATGGGACGAGGCGAATCACCCTTCTTCCATGAATCGTTGTTCACCTCTTGCACGAATTCATTGCGAGTATCATTGCATACTTTCTGGAAGAGCTGTCTGAACAAATGGGTCAGGAGAGATCCAGTAGTGACTACACGCTTGTTTGGATACGCATCGCGATCGTCCAACGGGATTTGTTTGTGGCACGTGAGAAGAAGTCGTCGGATCATACTGGCGGTCAAGAGACACTTGCGAGCATTGTGAACTGGAAGTCCTAGCAGTTCACCTGCAAATCTCACGTGAGGCAAGTATTCGCTTCCAAGCAGTTGACGGACATACGCACACTTGTCCTCTTGATTGGTCGTGTATTGTAGATGGTTCGAGAGGTAGGAGACTGCATCCTCTTGTGTGAAGATGTTGAGTTCGGCACATTCACGGAACGAAGCTCCCAAGAGTTCAATGTGAGGATCGTCCAGTGATCCCCAGACCAATCGTGCGATTTCACGGTCGTGTAACACTCCAAGCGCACGGAAGAAGACAACGACTGGAATGTCCTCTCGGAAACGAGGAACACACGCCATCAA